AGTTGTACTATCAACAGTAGGAGTACCAGAACTATTTGCACCAGCACCAGGAATCCTTACTTTTATTCCTCTGATACGATACTTTCTGCTAGGTATTGATTGAAACTGCATAGAGTCCAATCGAACAGAAGCGTAAGCACTATTAGCATAAGTATTAGAATCATCAATTATTTCAGCAAAACTTGTCCATTGAAATGCGTCTTGTAAACTCGAATCTGAACTATCGGCAGTAACTCTGGTAACTCTTATATCAACAGGAAAAGCACCAGTAACATTTATCCTGTAATCTCTTTGGTACGCATCAGCAGTTCTTCCTGTAATAGTGTCAGAAATTACATCAGTAAAACCACCAGAATTATATTGAACAGCTATTTTTAAAGAAATAGAAGAACCTAATAAATCTCCTTTGTCTGTTGCTTTTTGTAATTGAGGTACAGTAATCGTTACATTAATAGCATCAACATTAGAATTTGTTATCTGTCTAGTAACTGGAGAAGATTGAGTAACAGTAACTCCAACTGCTGTAATAGAAGAACTACTTTCAATGCCTTCAACTTTTGTTTGACCTGACGTACCAAAACGAGGATTAAATGTTACATCTTGAAAGTTAAAATCAGTTGTAGCTGGATTAGTTGAATCAGCAGTTGATTTTAAAACAGGAGTATCATTTAGAAATACATCTTTTAATGCAGCATTGTTATATGCAGCAGTTCCCTGCGTTCTACCTTCTTTTGAGGCAGAAGCAAAACCTTCTATCTCTCCTTCAGAAATTAGATCAAGAAAAGTGGCAAACTGTCTACTATGTAAAGTATCAGGAGTTCTTGTCGGTTGGGGAGGAGGTGGAGGACTACCGCCACCAGAACCAATAATATTTTTTGGTGCGTCTGTCATGCCTGTACCTGTTGAGTATCAATAGCACCACTTATAACAACTGATCCTGTTACTATTTCTCCATAAACTATTGGAACGGGTGTACCAGCCCGTGATGTATTTTGAGTTCCAGAAAAACTAAATGATAATTGTGGATCTTGTTCTGATTTAAATTCTTTTGGTTTTGGCAAAGGAAATAACATATCACTTACACCTTGTAAAACTAGACTTGCTCCAAGATATACAAAAGCCTTACCTATACCTGCACTTGTAAAACCTATGGTAGTAGTTGAAAAATTTGCAAAAGTTAAAGGTGTAAACATAAAAGCACCTGCAATTAATGCTGCACCTAATAATATTTTTCCTAATCCTCTACCAGCACCACTAATAACAGGAACAATATGTATATCTTCCTGTCCTATAGGATGATGTATTTCTTCTTGATCTACTGCATAATTACCAACTTTTACCTGATAATATTGAGGATTCATATATTTTTCTACCTGCGGAAAATTATTAACAAGAAAACTAATTGCCTTTGCAAGACTATCTACCTGTATTTCAAATTCTTTATGTCCTACAAACTCTGCAAGCTCGCCATATAATTTTAGTTTACGCAACATAACGATACCTCCCTCCTGTGCATTTTAATAACCATTGAGAATAAGGCTCTCTACAAGATAGTCTATCGGTTAAATGATGTAAAACATCTCCATCTAAAAAAATAGCTACATGATTTAAACCAGTAGATCCAATAGACATTAGTAAAGCATCGCCATTCATTGTTTTTTCATCTGGCCTAAGTTCTCTAAAACCAGTTCTCCATGCACAACTTTCAAATAAAGGATTCAGTACAAATTCCTCTGGAGTTCTAGGTCTATCCCAATCTTTCAGTTCAATATTTTTTTCTTCTTTATACCAATCTCTTACCAAACTCCAACAATCTGTTACACCCCATACCCAAGGTCTACCAAGCAAAGCAGGTTTATATCCACAAGGCTCATAATATCCCCATTGTTCTGTTTTAGGATTAACAATATGCCACGGAAGATTACTACGTTCACAAGCAATTTGATCTGCCTGACTAGCTACAGGAGGTGTTACAGGATGACTATGAACAATACCTGTTATCTCTCCTAAATTATCTGCCTTTACATAATCTTCTGGATCAAGAATAAAACATTGATGATCTGTCATTGAAAGATTACGACAAGGATAATATCTTTCTTTTCCTCGAATATTTAATAACAAACCACAAGACTCTTTAGGATCTTGGTCTTTCGCATGAACAAGTGCTTCTTCTTTCCAACTCATGCTATAAACGTACCAATTGAAGGAAACTCGGTTCTGGTGCATTGTCTTTTGGGTGCTCTAATACCAGCAAGATCAAATACTGCTGCAAGTTCAAAAGTAACAACCTCTCTATTTTCTGCTGATTTTCTATCTATTTTATAAATTTCTTGAGGAAACTCTGCTGTAGGATCTGGTGTGCCTAATGGATTTACCTGTTGAGATGTAGTTGTAACTGTATCTTGAGTCGTTGTATTTGGATCATTCATTGTGATCGTATTACCCATACCATTTCCATGAACTGTGCAGTAATATCTTAAATCATTTGGAGCAGATGGATATGCTGGTTGATAGGTTACTGTAGATCCTGCATTTCCAGCAGTTCCAGAAACAGTTGTAGTTTGTGCTCCTCCTGCATCAGATTTTATTGCTAAAGGATGTCCACTATTTGTTGCATCTGATTGATCAAAAATATAAGTAGAACCTCTTTTCATTGTAATTACAGGATTATTTACACCATTAATTCTAAAAATATTTCCACTTCCAGGATTATGAACAGTAACAGTATAAGTTACAGTTTCAGCATCAGCAGGGTCAGCAATAGTTTCTGTAGTCGTAGTGCTGGTTGTCGTTACAGGAAAATTAACAGCATCAAGATAACGAGCCAAAGTTCTGATCCTTGTCACAGTAGCTCCTGTTAAATCATTTCCTGTTGTTACTTGGTTAACATTTAACAAAATAGCTGTAATAGTTCCAAGAGCATTACTGATAGTTAAAGTAGGTCTGGGAAGTTGGCCTTTCTGAAAAGCAAAACCTTCTGCCTGTATTGGCATTTTTAAGTATTGATTACCAGCCCAGATAATATCTCCGTTAGCATTTAAACTTGTTCCATTATGAAATCTGTAAGTTTGAGCAGAACCATGCAAAGTTGCATCGGTAGTTAATGTGAACAATTCAATTATTGCTGAAGGATTGATCTTTTGTAGATCAGTAATAATCGGAGCAGTACTCATGGTTCAAATACTTCTCTAAATGTAGCTGTAATAGTAGCTCTGTTAGGTACATTTATTTGTTTTTGCCATTTATCACATACAAATTTAGATGATGCACTTTCACCAGGTGGTGTGTAATCAAAACTAGCCCTGTCATCTGCCCTATCATCTAAAAATGTTTCTATAGTATCGCTATCTGTTTCTGTAATATTATTCCATGCAAGATTATATTCTTTTGGGTTTTGGTGTTCACTAAGACCTAGATTTATTCTATGTTCATAGCCATCTGCAAATTTTACTACCCTTATTTTTGGTGCAGAATTTTTACGTAAACCATAACTAGCTTCTATAGAAGGAAAAGTTGCCATTATGCTAATAAACCTCCTGGCCTTTTTTGTTTTACTAATTCAGATTGTATAGCAACAGCAATAGCCCTACCTAATTCTCTACCACCTTGTTCACTACCTTCTACAGAACTACCAGATGCGTCTACATTTACATTTATATTACCAATACCACCACCTGTAGATTGTACCCCTAACTTACCATTACTACCCCTACGTAAAGGTAGTATTGCTTCTGCACCTGCTTCACCCATAAGACCCATGCCATTAGCCATAGGAAATATTGTAGGTTTTTTGACAATACCGCCATATGCATATTTTTCTACTTTCCCATTAACAAATGCATTACCATTTGCGTTAGTAAATAAACCTGTAATAAAATTAGTAAATGGTTTTGTAATTGTCTGTTGTATAACAATACGTGCCATATCAGCAATTATTGAGTTAGCTAAATTTCTAAAGTTAAGTTTTCCTGTAGTAACAAAATTAACAAGTGCATCTTCCATGCCTTTTATTCCTTTAACAACAACATCACCCATTGCTTCACCAACTGTTTTTATACTTTTAACAAATCCAGTAAGTTTACCTTTCATATCTGCACCAAATGTTTTAATAAAAGATTCTCCAACCTCGTCTGACTTTGTTTTAAGATTATTAAAATAACTATCAGGTGCTTCAGTATTTTCAAACAATGCATTAAATTGTTCTATGCTTACACCTAACCTATCTGCAAAACCTTGTATATATTCTTCTCCAAATATATTATTTAGTAAATCACCAGCATTTAATTTAAATTTATCTGTTATTGGTTTTAACAAATCAACAGTACCTAAA